CTTCCGATCTCGGAGCCAGCAGCATGGGCGATGGAGAAAGCCCAAGACTTACAGCAGATGCTGAACTCAATTATTACCGTCTCCGAAGCGGAATCGACATGATAACCGCGCAGGTTAACTACCTGCAGGAATACATCAGGACGCAATGCCTTCGATGATAGCGATAATTTTACTCACCATCCTTCACATTTGGCTCTGTAGACAGGGTGGTGATCACTTCTGGAGTGAATCCAGATTAAACATCTCATTGCTGATGCTTGATATTGAGCATCTGGCGCGCGGTAAGGGGCTGCGTTGAGATAAGAGCCAGTTCATTACAAAGCCCATCTACGGGTGGGCTTGATAATGAAACCGGAGTTAATTTCTGGTCACCAATTAACGGCAGCACCGCGAAACAACCCAAGCCAGTAAGTGGGGAAATAACACTGGCAGCCACTGAAAGATGAACCTCCTGCCTTATGGCAAAAAAGATTCTTTGTGGTGGCGGACTGATGGAAAGACATCGGTTATTGCAGAGGCCATTCAATGAGTGGTCTCGACAATGGCTTATACCCTACACGGGATAACTTAAATGATATCCCTTTTAACGGATAAACGGAGCCAACAATGGCAGAGATTATTCCCATGACTGAAGAACAGAAATTCCAGTTAGAGATTTACAAACTGGTCATGAACCAGAACGCAGCCGCAGAGGAAGCATTTCAATTCATTGGCACTGACGAGCTGAAAGCTTGAGCTATTCAAAATTCACTTCCAGTCAGGCGGCGCTAATTCAGATATCACGATCCGCACATTCGAAGCGGTGCGTAAATCGAAGGAAGCGTTAGACCTGTTCACTACCGGAGCATGATGTGAGCCGCGTAATCAATTTGGGTAAGGAGAAGAAATTCCCAATTACTCAAGAGCTATACGAGCGGCTGGAAAGCGTCATTCATGATTACGATGGTGAAATCAGTTTATGCGAGGCGATTGGCACACTCGAATTGCTGAAGCAGTCATTGATTGAAGGCGCAAAAGAGCCATCAACCTGAAATAACAACTAAGTGAGATGAATATGGCAGCACCAAAGGGCAACCGATTTTGGGAGGCCCGCAGTAGTCATGGGCGAAACCCTAAATTCGAATCGCCTGAGGCGCTGTGGGCTGCTTGTTGTGAATACTTCGAGTGGGCTGATGATAACCCGCTATGGGAGGGTAAGGTATTTTCATATCAGGGAGAAATAATTAAGGCTAATGTCCCTAAGATGCGAGCCATGACTATTTCAGGATTGTGTACCTTCCTTGATATCACCAGGCAAACATGGGGAACCTTCCGGTCAATGGAAGGTTTTTCTGACGTCACATCACGAGCGGAAGACATCATCTACGACCAGAAATTCTCTGGCGCAGCCGCTGACCTTCTCAACGCTAACATCATCGCCCGTGATTTGGGCCTCAAAGAGCAGTCGCAAGTTGAAGACGTGACACCTGATAAGGGAGATCGCGATAAGCGACGCTCTCGTATCAAGGAGCTATTCAACCGTGGAACTGGACGCGATTCTTGATAACCTGAGCGACGAAGAGCAAATCGAATTGCTCGAGCTACTCGAAGAAGAAGAGAACTACCGGAACACACACCTGCTATATGAATTTACGCCATACAGCAAACAGCGTGAGTTCATCGATGCCGGGCATGACTATCCAGAGCGCTGTTTTATGGCTGGTAACCAGCTTGGTAAGTCATTTACTGGTGCTGCCGAAGTCGCGTTTCACCTTACCGGGCGTTATCCGGGCACAAAAGGCTATCCTGCTGATGGTAAATATGGCGGTGAGTGGAAAGGTAAGCGTTTCTATGAGCCTGTTGTCTTCTGGATTGGTGGCGAGACAAACGAGACTGTAACCAAAACGACTCAACGCATCCTGTGCGGTCGTATCGAAGAGAATGATGAGCCTGGCTACGGTTCCATACCGAAAGAAGACATCATTAGCTGGAAGAAGTCTCCTTTCTTTCCGAACCTTGTTGATCATCTTCTGGTTAAGCATCACACGGCTGATGGCGTTGAAGATGGCATTTCAATCTGCTACTTCAAGCCATACTCGCAAGGCCGTGCTCGCTGGCAGGGTGACACAATCCACGGCGTGTGGTTTGACGAAGAACCACCATACAGCATTTATGGCGAAGGTCTTACCCGTACCAACAAATACGGGCAATTCTCAATTCTGACGTTTACCCCGCTGATGGGGATGTCTGACGTTGTTACCAAGTTCCTGAAGAATCCAAGCAAGTCGCAGAAAGTGGTCAACATGACCATCTACGACGCTGAGCACTACACCGACGAGCAGAAAGAGCAAATCATCGCATCCTATCCCGAGCATGAGAGAGAGGCTCGTGCTCGCGGTATTCCTACGATGGGTAGCGGTCGAATCTTCCAGATACCGGAAGAGACGATTAAGTGCCAGCCGTTCGAGTGTCCTGATCACTTCTACGTAATTGGCGGGATGGATTTCGGATGGGATCACCCACAGGCGCAGGTTCAGCTTTGGTGGGATAAGGACGCAGACACAATCTACGTTTCACGCGTGTGGAAGGCGAAAGAAAAAACAGCCGTTCAGGCATGGGGAGCTGTTAAATCATGGGCGCATAAAGTGCCAACAGCATGGCCTCATGACGGAAATCAGCACGAGAAGGGCGGCGGTGAGCAGCTCAAAGGGCAGTATGCAGATGCTGGTTTTATGATGTTGCAGGAGCATGCGACATGGCCTGATGGCGGTAACGCGGTGGAGCCTGGCATCACTGAATTGCGCGACATGATGCTCGATGGTCGCTTCAAAGTATTCAACACCTGTGAGCCATTCTTTGAGGAGTTCCGCCTCTATCACCGTGATGAAAACGGGAAAATCGTCAAGCTTAACGATGACGTTCTCTCCGCCGTTCGCTATGCATACATGATGCGCCGCTTCGCCAAAATGATGCGCGACATCAAAAAACCAAAAGAGAAAAAGATACCAGCCCCAATCAGGCCCATCGCACGGAGAACTTAAATGGCCGATGAAAACAGACTCAATTCCATTCTGTGTAAGTTTGACGCAGACTGGATGGCGAGCGATGAAGCCAGAACCGAGGCGACAAATGACCTGTATTTTAGCCGAGTGTCGCAATGGGATGACTGGCTATCAAACTACACGACCCTGCAATATCGCGGACAATTCGATGTTGTTCGCCCGGTGGTCAGGAAACTGGTCGCAGAGATGCGCCGGAACCCTATCGACGTTCTCTTCAGACCAAAAGACGGCGCTAATCCTGATGCTGCCGATGTGCTGATGGGGATGTATCGTACTGATATGCGCCATAACACGGCAAAAATTGCCGTTAATGTTGGCGTTCGTGAGCAGATAGAATCCGGCGTTGGTGCATGGCGTCTGGTCACGCAGTACGAAGACAACGATCCAACAAGTAACAATCAGGTAATTCGACGCCTGCCAATCCATGAAGCCTGCTCACACGTCATATGGGACGCCAACAGCAAGCAGATGGATAAGAGCGACGCTAAGCATTGCACGGTGATTAACGCTTTGTCACGCAATGGCTGGAAAGAGTTTGCAGAGGATTACGGTATTGATCCGGATACCTTGCCATCTTTCCAGAATCCGAACGATACATGGCTGTTCCCTTGGGTATCGAATGATGTCGTCTACGTCGCTGAGTATTACGAGGTAGAAGAGAAGAAAGAGAAAGTCTTTATCTACCGCGACCCGCTGACAGGTGAGCCGGTCAGCTATTACCAGCAGGATATCAAAGACGTCATCGACGACCTGGCTAATCGTGGATTCATTAAGGTAGCAGAGCGTAAGGTCAAGCGTCGGCGTGTGTATAAGTCGATCATCACCTGCACGCAGATACTGAAAGACCGCGAGAAGATAGCCGGAGAGCATATTCCAATCGTTCCAGTGTATGGCGAATGGTCATTCGCTGGTGACAAGGAGTGCTACGAAGGAGTGGTAAGGCTGACGAAAGACGGTCAGCGCCTTCGTAACATGATCATGTCGTTCAACGCCGATATTGTTGCTCGTTCACCGAAGAAGAAACCTACCTTCTTCCCTGAGCAAATCGAAGGCTACGAATACATGTACGGTGGAAATGATGACTATCCGTACTATCTGCAGAACAGGACCGATGAAAACGGTAACGACCTGCCGATTGGTCCAATCTCCTACATGGAAAACCCTGAAGTGCCGCAAGCCAACGCTTACATGCTTGAGGCTGCCACCAACGCAGTGAAAGAGGTGGCTAGTCTTGGCGTTGATGCGCAGGCAGCAAACTCTCAGGTCGCTTTCGATACCGTCAATCAACTGAACATGCGGGCAGACCTTGAGACATACGTGTTTCAGGATAACCTGGCTACCGCAATGCGACGTGATGGCGAGATTTATGCCTCAATGGTAAACGATATTTATGACGTTCCTCGTCATGTAACGCTGACACTTGAAGATGGAAGCGAGAAAGACGTTCAACTCTATGCGCAAGTTGTCGATTACCAGTCTGGCAATGTGGTCACACTCAACGACATTCGCGGTCGATATGAGTGCTATACAGACGTTGGGCCATCCTTCCAGAGTATGAAGGAACAGAACCGCGCAGAGATTCAGGAGTTGCTAACCAAGGTTCCGCAAGGTACTCCAGAGTTCCAGATGCTGATGCTGCAATACTTCACGCTGCTTGACGGTAAAGGCGTCGAGATGATGCGAGAGTACGCGAACAAGCAACTGGTGATGATGGGGCTGAAGAAACCAGAAACACCTGAAGAGATGGAGATGGTACAGCAGGCTCAACAGCAGCCGCAGCAGCCATCAGCAGAGCAAATTCAGGCGCAGGGCATCCTTCTGCAAGGTCAGGCTGAATTGCTCAAGGCAGAGAACCAACAGGCGCAGATTCAGGTTGAAGCCGCCAAGGTTGAAGCCCAAAACCAACTCAACGCCGCGAAGATTGCAGAAATCTTCAACAATATGGACCTCGACAAGCAGGCAGAACTGCGTGAGTACCTCAAGCTCGTAGGTCAATTCCAGCAACAGCGCAGCAAGGACGCTCGTGCTAACGCTGAGCTGCTTCTTAAAGATGCAGACCAGACTCATTCACAACGCATGGATTTCGCGAATCTTATGCGTCAAGTTCAAATCCCCTCCGGCGGAGTAGCCGAGACACCTCAATAAGAGAGAGTTAATCATGGACCAAACCACCGACATTCAGGCTTCTGAAGAATTAACCCTGCCCGGCAATCATGCAGCGGCATCTGCTGATGGCTTAGTTGTCGATAATGCCAACGACAACGCAGGTCAGGAAGAAGGCTTCGAGATTGTCCTGAAAGACGATGAGAAACCAAAACAAGACCCGGCAACTAATGCTGAATTTGCCCGTCGCCGCATCGAACGCAAACGCCAGCGTGAGCTTGAGCAGCAGATGGAAGCGGTTAAGCGTGGAGAGTTGCCGGAGCACCTGCGGGTGAACCCTGAGTTACCAAAACAACCAGACCCTAACGATTATCTTTCCGAAGACGCACTGGCTAAGTACGACTATGACCAGAGCCGCGCACTGGCTGCCTTCCAGCAGGCAAACAGTGAATGGCAGATCAAGGCTATGGACGCACGAAGCCAGGCTGTCGCCGAGCAGGGTCGCAAAACTCAGGAGTTCACCCAGCAATCAGCGCAATACGTCGAGGCAGCCCGTAAGCACTACGACGCAGCGGAAAAGCTCAATATCCCTGACTATCAGGAGAAAGAGGATGCATTCATGCAACTGGTGCCGCCAGCAGTCGGTGCCGACATCATGCGCCTCTTCCCGGAGAAATCCGCCGCTCTCATGTATCACCTTGGTGCTAATCCTGAGAAAACACGCCAGTTGCTGGCGATGGACGGGCAATCCGCGCTGATTGAACTCACTCGACTGTCAGAACGTTTAACTCTCAAGCCTCGAGCCAAACCTGTTTCAGAAGCCCCGTTACCTGATGAACCCATTCAGGGACACGCTGTTGCTGCAAATATCTCTGCGATTGAAAAGCAGATGGAAGCGGCAGCAAACAAAGGGGATGTAGAGACGTACCGTAAGCTCAAGGCGCAACTGAATAAAGGAATTCGATAATGGCATTAAATGAAGGTCAACTGGTCACGTATGCTCTGGATGAAATCATCGAAACCGTCCAGAACCTGACGCCAATGGCGTCCAAAGTGACAAAATACACCCCTCCGGCAGAATCCATGCAACGTTCAAGCAACACCGTGTGGATGCCTGTTGAGCAGGAAGCGCCAACTCAGACTGGCTGGGATTTAACTGGCAACGCAACCGGGATTCTGGAACTCTCCGTAAAATGCAACATGGGCGATCCGGATAACGATTTCTTCGAGCTTCGTGCAGATGACCTGCGTGATGAGCGTTCTTACCGTCGCCGCATCCAGGCATCCGCCAAAAAACTGGCGAATAACATTGAGTCAGCAATTGCCAAACAGGCAACCGAAATGGGCTCACTTGTTGTTCACGATACCCGCGCAATTGGTCCATCTACTGGCCTGTCTGGCTGGGATTTTGTGTCTGATGCAGAGCGCCTGATGTTCTCCCGTGAGCTAAACCGCGATATGGGCATCAGTTACTTCCTGAACCCTGACGATTACCGCAAAGCAGGCCGCAACCTGGTAGATGGTGACATCTTTGGGCGCGTTCCTGAAGACGCGTATCACAACGGTACTATTCAGCGTCAGATTGCTGGCTTTGATGAAATTCTTCGCTCACCGAAACTTCCGGCAGTTACCAAGTCAACCGCTACTGGTGTAACTGTTTCTGGTGCGCAGAAGTTTAAGCCGCAGGCATACACCCTTGATACCGATGGTAACAAAGAGAACGTCGACAACCGTGTTGCAACGGTGACCGTATCCTCCACCACCGGATTTAAGCGCGGCGACAAAATCAGCTTCACTGGTGTGAAATTCCTGTCTCAGATGGCGAAGAACGTGCTGACTGATGATGCTACTTTCTCAATCACCCGTGTGATCGATGGTACTCACCTCGAAATCACGCCGAAACCGATTGCACTGGATGACGCGTCACTGACAAAAGAAGAGAAGGCTTACGCTAACGTAAACACCTCTCTTGCTGATACCACTCCGGTAAATGTTCTGAACGTGGCAACAACCACCGCTAACGTGTTCTGGGCTGATGACTCAATCCGTCTGCTGTCTCAGCCGATCCCGGTAACTCATGAACTGTTTGCTGGCATGAAAACTTCTTCCTTCAGCATTCCTGGTATTGGTGTTAACGGCATCTTCGCAACGCAGGGTGATATCAACACTCTGTCTGGTAAGTGCCGTATTGCTGTGTGGTATTCAGCATGTGCTGTACGACCAGAGGCAATTGGTGTTGGTCTGCCTAACCAGACCGCGTGATAACCAGAGGGAGCTTCGGCTCCCTTTTTTATCTGGAGACAAGCATGACACACATGATCTTTCGTCATGGAGACATGAAGAAGTGGAAAGGCGTTGGATACGACTTTGAAATCGTGAAAGCCGAAGAGCTTCAGGAATATCTGGATGCTGGCTGGTTTGCACATCCTGATGATCTTCTGAAGGATGTTGCAGAGCCAGAGCCAGAGCCAGAGCCAGAGCCAGAGCCAGAGCCAGAGCCAGAGCCAGAGCCAGAGCCAGAGCCAGAAGAAAAACAGCGTAAAAAGCCTGGTCGAAAACCTAAGGCGGCAGCAGATGAACCTGACAACGAAGGGTGATTTAGTTCTTGCGGCATTACGTAAGCTCGGTGTGGCATCAAATGCCACGTTAACCGATGTCGAACCGCAGTCCATGGAAGATGGCGTCAACGACCTTGAAATGATGATGGCTGAGTGGCTTGGCGGTGATGCGTCACCAGGTATCAACGTTGGCTACATTTTCGCTGATGCAGATGTCGCTCCAGATCCTGGCGATGAACACGGTTTATCAAATAACGCTATCAATGCCGTCATTTTCAACCTTGCCTGCCGCATTGCTCCGGATTATGCGCTGGAAGCGTCTGCAAAACTTATAACCACTGCCAGATACGGGAAAGAGAGACTCGTCAAACTGTCTGCAATGGACAGAGCAAAAGCCGCTAAATGTAAGTCCGGTTATCCAAACCGTATGCCTGTTGGTAGTGGTAACCAGTTGGCGAAGTGGAACGGTTGGAATTACTTCCACCGGAAGGAACATTGCGATGACGGGAGCGAATAAATGCCGATTCAGCAACTTCCGCTTATGAAAGGTGTCGGCAAAGACTTCCGAAACGCCGACTATATCGACTATCTGCCAGTGAATATGCTGGCAACCCCCAAAGAAATCCTCAACAGCAGCGGATATCTTCGCTCATTCCCGGGCATTGCCAAACGTTCTGATGTGAACGGTGTATCTCGCGGCGTCGAGTACAACATGGCACAGAATGCTGTTTATCGCGTGTGTGGTGGCAAACTGTATAAGGGCGAAAGTGAGGTCGGTGATGTTGCCGGAAGTGGTCGCGTATCAATGGCGCATGGTCGAACATCACAGGCGGTAGGCGTTAACGGGCAACTGGTCGAATACCGCTATGATGGCACGGTTAAAACCGTCTCAAACTGGCCTGCAGACAGCGGGTTTACGCAGTATGAGTTAGGATCTGTTCGCGACATTACGCGTTTACGTGGGCGTTATGCGTGGTCAAAAGACGGCACTGATTCATGGTTTATCACTGACCCTGAAGACGAATCGCATCCTGACCGCTACAGCGCACAATATCGAGCCGAGTCTCAGCCTGACGGCATCATCGGCATCGGAACATGGCGAGACTTCATCGTCTGCTTTGGTTCATCGACGATTGAATATTTCTCCCTGACGGGGGCAACCACCGTTGGTGCCGCTTTGTATGTCGCACAGCCATCGCTGATGGTGCAGAAAGGCATTGCCGGGACTTACTGCAAAACGCCGTTCGCCGATTCGTATGCGTTCATCAGCAATCCGGCAACAGGTGCGCCGTCTGTATATATCATCGGCTCCGGTCAGGTGTCACCAATCGCCAGCGCGAGCATTGAGAAAATTCTCCGCTCCTACACTGCTGATGAACTGGCTGATGGTGTGATGGAGTCTCTGCGATTTGATGCGCATGAGCTGCTGATTATCCATCTTCCGCGCCATGTTCTGGTGTACGACGCATCTTCAAGCGCCAATGGTCCGCAATGGTGTGTGCTGAAAACGGGCCTGTATGACGATGTGTACCGCGCTATCGACTTCATTTACGAAGGCAATCAGATAACGTGCGGCGATAAACTGGAGTCCGTGACCGGGAAATTGCAATTCGACATCAGCAGCCAGTACGACAAGCAGCAGGAACACCTGCTGTTTACTCCGTTGTTCAAAGCGGATAACGCCAGAGTGTTTGACTTTGAGGTTGAATCGTCAAGTGGCGTTGCGCAGTACGCCGACCGCCTTTTTATCTCTGCAACCACTGACGGCATCAATTACGGGCGTGAGCAGATGATTGAGCAGAATGAACCGTTCGTTTACGACAAACGCGTTTTGTGGAAGCGTGTCGGGCGAATAAGGAAAAATGTCGGCTTCAAATTGCGCGTTATCACTAAATCACCTGTCACTCTGTCAGGCTGCCAGATAAGGATTGAGTAATGGCTGATTCGAATCTCAATGAGCCGGTAATCATCCAGGCTACGCGGCTCGACACATCAGTCCTTCCACGCAATATCTTCTCGCAGTCGTATCTGCTTTACGTTATCGCACAGGGAACTGATGTTGGTAACGTGGCTAACAAGGCCAATGAAGCAGGGCAGGGCGCTTATGACGCACAAGTCAGGAACGATGAGCAGGATGTGATTCTTGTCGATCACGAAATTCGACTGGCATCAGCTGAAGCTAAGATTCAGGACCACGAAACAAGGATCACTAACGCAGAATCGGCGATAGTCGGCCTTGATTCACGATTAACGACAGCAGAAAACGATATTGATTACCTGACTGATGAAGTTGTCGCCATTCAAAACACGCTTTCCGACCATGAAACGCGCATCGATGCTCTGGAGTATGCCACTACTCGCAAGAAGTCAGAGGTTGTTTACTCTGGTGTATCTGTAACCATCCCGACAGCGCCGACCAACCTTGTTAGCCTGCTGAAAACGCTCACGCCGTCATCCGGCTCGTTGACACCATTCTTCGACACCGTTAACAACAAGATGGTTGTGTTCAACGAGAACAAAACCTTGTTCTTCAAGCTGTCGATTGTCGGGACGTGGCCCAGCGGAACCGCCAACAGGTCAATGCAGCTAACATTTTCCGGTTCTGTTCCTGATACGCTGGTCAGCAGTCGTAATGCGGCGACAACAACCGACAACATCCTGTTAGCTACGTTCTTCAGCGTGGATAAAGACGGCTTTCTTGCCACAAATGGCAGCACGTTAACCATTCAGTCGAATGGTGCGGCGTTTACTGCCACAACCATCAAAATCATTGCGGAGCAGTGATGGAAATAAAGCTCATCGATAATCCGGTGAAGCTTGCAGAATTCCTCAATGATGCAAGTAATACCGGTAATATTGTAGATGTAGGTGACAAATACTTTATCAAACCAGATGCATTGTATCTTGGGGTATATGAGGGCATTGTACTTGCCGGAGTATTTGAGGTTAGGAGATTTTGGCATAACATAATTGAATGTCACAATATAACCAGCCCAGATTTCAGGGGGAAATACTCTCTTGAGGCTCACAGACTTTTTTGCAGGCATGCTTGTGAGTTTTATGACTTTGACGCAGCAGTTACATTTGTTCCAGAAAAGACGAAGTATGGTCGAGTTATAATTTCTCATCTTGGCGCAAGGCGCGTTGGGACAATTACACGCGCCTGCACCATGAATGGAGAAAAAGTTGATGCTGTAATGTATGAGATGACTAGGGAACAATTTATTGCTGCGTCATTGCCAGATAGCATGATTGTTATTGGCGAGCATAGCGTCCGAACAAAGTAGATTTTAACTCTTGTGCGGCAACCGCTGCTTGCTGGATGGTCTTGAATCCTCCAATCTGATGCCTTACACCATTAAGTTGTACCCGAACAAAGTACGATCCAGTGTAGCGATCAATACCTTGCTGGTTAAACCGTTTTTTATCAGTTGGATGTACATACCTGACGCCAGTAGATATGCCCTTTTTAATAATCCTGTTTGCATTATTTTGTGATTGGGTAACTTCTCTGAGGTTGGATATTCTATTGTCGTGACAATCACCGTTTATGTGATCTAATTGTTTAGGGAGATAACCATATACAAATAACCAAGCCAGGCGATGAGCGTAATAGCATTTTCCTAATATTCTAATTCTTATATACCGATGGGATGTGTGGCAGCCGGCGATGCTACCAACCTTTCTGCCACTCCCTTTGATAGGTATTTTACTAATAAATAATCCAGTTTCTTTATTGTAATCATATCTGTTAATTAGCTCATTCAAAACGTCACTGTCTTTCACGGGCATTTCCTCCGAGTGTCACAAGGATATTTAATATGATTATACATCATATCGCTAATAAACATTTAAATAATGCCGTTTACTGCAAAGGTGGCAGTGATGGCGGTTCAAAGGCACAGGCACGCGCAACTGAAAAGGGTATCGAATTGCAGCGCGAAATGTGGCAAACGAACATGCAAAACCTTGCACCGTTCACGCCACTTGCTCAGCAGTATGTATCAGAGTTGCAGAATCTTTCCTCTCTTCAGGGGCAAGGTCAGGCGCTTAACCAGTATTACAACTCTCAGCAGTATAAAGACCTTGCAGGGCAGGCGCGCTATCAGAGTCTGGCAGCAGCAGAGGCAACGGGTGGATTAGGCTCTACAGCAACAGGAAACCAGTTAGCAGCAATCGCACCTACACTCGGTCAAAACTGGCTGTCAGGTCAGATGAACAACTACAACAATCTGGCAAACATTGGCCTTGGTGCTCTTACAGGTCAGGCAAACGCCGGGCAGACCTATGCAAACAATGCCAGTCAGTTGTATCAACAGCAGGCGGCGGCAGCGGCAGCAAATGCCAATAAACCGTCTGGTTTTCAGAGTGCTCTCGGTGGAGCTGCTGCAGGTGCTGCGATGGGTACTGCAATCATGCCTGGTTGGGGTACAGCAATTGGTGCTGGCGTCGGCCTTCTTGGTTCACTGTTTTAATGGAGGTGTCTCTTGGCTACATGGCAACAGGCTGGTAATTCAGGCGCGCTTCTTGCCGGGTTAGGCGGCATGAACTCCAACGCTCCAAGAGCAAGTGATGCAGACGCCACACTTGCATACATTCGACAGAATAACGAGATGGAGCGTTCAGGACGTAATAACGTTGGCTTGCAGGCTTTGCAGGGTATTTCATCTGTCATGGATATGTATAAGCAGATGGATCAGCAGAAGCGGCAGCAAGAGTTTCAGCAGGCTTATGCTGATGCATATACATCTGGTGACCGCGATGCAATGCGAAAACTGGCATCACAGTATCCTGAGCAGTTTGACGCTGTAAGAAACGGCATGAAATTTGTCGATGAAGACCAGCGTTCCACTGTCGGTACACTGGCAGCAAGTGCCAGACTCGCAGCTTCATCTCCAGAAGCCATGATGTCATGGTTGCAGAACAACTCATCTGAGCTTACTCGTGCCGGAGTAGACCCTCTGGATGTGGTGAAAATGTATCAGCAAAATCCACAAGGTTTCACAGAGTTTGTTGATCACCTTGGAATGGCTGCACTTGGTCCAGAACAATATTTTCAGGCGCAAGACAGAATCGTTGGGCGTGAGATTGATCGCGGAAAACTTGCAGAGACAATCCGCAGCAATCAGGCTGGTGAAGCACTTCAGGCGAGAGGGCAGAACCTTTCCTATCAGTCAGCAATGACTGGGCACAATATCGCAGCACAACGCTTGGCTCTGGATCAGCAAGAGTTCGGGTTTAAGATGCAGCAAGCGCAGGAAAAGGCTCAGCAGTTGATTAGCGAAGCACCTAAGCTGTCAGTAAACATGGAAAAAGGCATCGAGACGGCTGTAAACAATGCTACAGCATCATCAAACTCAGCCAATTCTATGAGTGCGCTTGCTCAACAGTTCAGAGCAGAAAAACCAACGACAGGTTTGTTCGGTAACGCACAGAACATGTTCGCAAAACTTACCGGAAGCGATACGACATTGCGTGATTTGCGCATCCGCCAAAATGCCCTTGTTAACAGTCAGGTTCTTAAATTCCTACCTCCCGGCCCCGCAACGGATAAAGACGTTGAGATCGTTCGGCAGGGTGCACCAACTGACATGGATAACCCTGAGACGGTCGCAAGATGGCTTGATGCGATGGCAAACCTTGAGCGACGAAACGCGCAGTTTAATGAGTTTAAAGCCGAGTGGATGAGCGCGAATGGCAACCCAGGACAATCGCGCAATGGCGGTCAGATATTGGGGTTGGATGTTAAAAAAGGTGAATCATTGGGGAGTGCCGTTAAGCGGTATATGTCAATGAATACTGACGCAGCGCCAGCACAAGATTCGACTCCTTTAGGAGAACCACGGAATCAGGTTGGATCATATACCTCAAAATCAGGCATTCAATTTACGGTGGAATGATGAAAGTAACTGCAAACGGTAAGACATTTACCTTCCCTGATGGTACGAGCACGGAAGATATTGGCACCGCCATTGATGAGTATTTTGCTGGTCAGGCTGTTCAGCAACAAACAGTTAATCAGGCCAATAATGAACCAGCACGTGAAGAACCATCATCGATGCAACAAGCTGGCGATTGGCTCACAGGTGGTCAAAGTGCAGGGCAAATTGCAGAGCAGGCTGGTCGTGGTCTGGTAAACATACCATTTGACGTATTGCAGGGTGGCGCAAGTCTGATTAATGCAATCAGCCAGGGGCTTGGTGGCCCCAAGGTTTTGGATGATGTTTATCGCCCTGTCGATCGACCAACAGACCCTTATGCGCAAGCTGGAGAAACAATTGGCGGGTATTTAGTTCCAGGAGTTGGAACGGCAGGAAGCATGGCTATTGGATCACTGGCAGAGGCCGCAAATCAGAAAGGCGATTTCGCACAAAATGCAGCCAAAAATGCCGGAGTTAACCTTGCCGCTCAGGGTGTTCTTTCCGCAGCAGCAAAGGGAATAGGGCGTGGAATAACGGCTATAAAAGGTGATATTGCGCCAGAAGTGGCGAAGAAAATTGCCACATCAGAATCGATGGGCGTGACACCAATGACATCTGATGTAATCCCGCCGAAAAATGCTTTCACTCGCGGCCTTACTCAGGATGCCGAGGGGGCTTTGCTCGGGACAGGCTCAAAGCGAGCGGAGCAATATGCAACGCGTAGTAAGCTGGTAAGCAATTATTTTGACCGTTTTGGTGAGTACAACCCTGATGATGTGGTGAAATCTCTGACCACCACGTTAAGGGGACGGAAGGATGCCGCTGGCGCTGTTATCAATGACGTCACCAATAAAATGGGTAATGCCGCAGTTGATACCACAAATACCATGAATGCTCTGAATACAGCGATCGCAAGACAGGAACGGCTTGGGACGTCTGCCAATCAAAGCCTGCTTACATCCTTGCGTAACCTACGTGAAGAATTAGCAAACCCTGCAACTGATTTGGATGTTACGTTTGATCTCTTGCGTCAGCACAGAACGGCATTTAGATCTAATGTTCAGGGAGATGCTATGGTCTTCCCCAACCAGGCAAAAGCAGCTACCAATATGGTAGAGAATGCAATGTCAAAAGACCTTCGTAACGCAGTTGCTAAAAACCTCGGTGCTTCAGACGCAGCAAAATACCTTAAAGCAAATTCCGATTATGCAAACGTTTATAATAAGGTGCTTAATAAAAACATTGCTAACAAGCTCAATAAGGCAAGTAGTGAAGCCAGCCCTGAACTTATAAATACCGTTGTATTAAGCAGAAAACCATCTGACGTGAAACGAATCTGGAGCGCATTGGATGATAAAGGGAAAGATGCTATGCGTGCAGCTTACGTCAGCAAAATAGCGGAAAAGGCCGGTGACTCTCCAGCCAAGTTCATCACTGAAGTTAATAAGCTGAAATCTCAGTCAGGCGGTGAAATTTACAACACTATTTTTTCTGGAAAGCACATGAAAGAGCTTGATGCTCTTCATGAGGTTCTACAGCAAACAGCAAGGTCAGACACCGCAAATGTAGTAACTCAGACGGGGCAATCGCAAGCCAACAGGATAAGGACGATTGGCGCAACTGCGACTCTTGGCGTATCAATGGGGATTGAGGCTGGTTTTGGTGCAATGATGCGTTTGTATGAGTCCAAAGCCGCAAGGAATATGCTTCTTCGTTTGGCAAACACCAAGCCGGGAACACCAGCCTATGAAAGAGCGCTAAATAATGCTGCAAATGCGATACGCCCTATACTTGCAAGCCAAATTACAGCAGAACAATAGAATAAATAATTAACTAAGCACATAACTACTGACAGATAACCAACGCAACGACCCAGCTTCGGCTGGGTTTTTTATGCCCAAAATTCACCGTAGCTACTCAGCGGCTATGGCCTTGAGAGATAGCACTACACAAAAAGTGTAGTGCAAAAAGCAAACAAATACTCACCGTAGCCATGCTGCGGCGATTCCTTGTATCTGGAGCAAATTAAATGACAGACATTACAGCCAATGTTGTAGTGAGTATGCCTTCGCAACTCTTCACTATGGCGCGTTCTTTTAAAGCCGTAGCTAATGGCAAAATTTATATCGGTAAAATTGACACGGACCCGGTAAATCCTGAAAACCAGATTCAGGTTTATGTGGAGAACGAAGACGGCTCTCACGTTCCTGTTTCGCAACCAATCATCATTAACGCTGCTGGTTATCCGGTATATAACGGACAGATTTCCAAATTCGTAACTGTGCAAGGCCATTCTATGGCTGTATATGATGCGTATGGTTCGCAGCAGTTTTATTTTCCGAATGTGTTGAAGTACGACCCTGACCAATTAGGGCAAAAAATAACCTCTCCTGGAGGAGAGAGGTATATTCCTGGGTATAACACAATTGCGGAAATGATTGCAGACACGACATTAGGAGTTGGTAACAAGGTGAGTACTGGGGGATCAAAGTGGGAAATTATTTCTAACTCAACTCCAGTTCAGTTAGCAAATGGACTGTATGCGAAGCTTATCAACGAGCTTTATGTTGATGATTTTGGCGGTACAGGTACTGAAAAGATTAAAGGTGTAAACTCATATATTACTGCCGGACTTTCATCATCATATCCAAGTGTAGCAGCGCTTGAGGCGTATAAATACAGTCTGCGTCCAGTGACAGTTTTGTTTACTTCGCGTGTAGAGTCGACCGTTCCACTCCTGCTTATGCGTCATGTACATTACGATCAGGTTGGTGCGCAGACCTATTTCAACAGGCAGATGCCTGTGGGCTTTTACTATGCGCCTACTGATTTAAACACCGCGGCCACAGAGCCTGTTGTATTTGTTTTATCCGGTGGGGCATACGTCAGGAAAACTGGGGCATTGATTGGTACAACGGATAATGACATAAGTGATCCAAACGGATATGTGACCTTGTCAGATGGACCATTGGTAGACATTAGTATTTCGACGTCACCTTCTGTAAAAATCGGAATGAATGCTGCCCTGTGCCCTGGAATCAAAGGTACCAATTTGAGCATCGGAATTTCAGAAGGTTCAGGAAACAATGTTTCTAGCCCTTTAGTAGGAATATATCTTAGATGGTCTTGGGGTTTTGATTTACGCTCTCCGAAAGTTTTAGCGATGCGTCAAGGGATAGTTACATATTTAGCAAATGCAGGTGGGAGATTAACTAGTCCCTACGTTGCAAGAGCAGGCTCCAATTCAATGAATGATCAGATGGTCTACTCAACCACCGAGTGGGCTGATGCCGGGAAAAATAAAAACACTGGCATTACTTGCATAACAACAAGGGATTTTGTCATTGATGAAGCCATAGTCGAATGGTGGCAGCAAGCTTACGCACTTTATAATTCAGATCTAACGATACGCAAGCCGCATGTAGAAGATGTTGGCGGCAATATGATTATGAGGCATAACTTCGTTATAACAAATAGTTATGTGGATATCGATAACTGGTCTCAGATAAACTATACCTGCCTTAGTTATGCTATATATTTTGTTGGGCAGGATGGAAATGAAAGGAAGGTTTTATTAAGAGGGATGTCACCTGTTGGTGGTTTTACCAACGGTCTGGTTGGAGGTACACAAACAAATTCACCATTACGAGTGGAAAACCTTAGTTCTGCTACAACTGATTACGGAACAATCGGTGACTGGTCAGCTATAAGTTATGTGAATTTAGATTATAGTCGTGAGATCCATGTAAACCCCTCTTCCGGAAATGACCAGAATACAGGCCTCGTAACTTCCCGCCCTCTGGCAACCTTAGAGAGAGCTATCGATTTAACCAATAAGATTAGCAGGAACGGAAGCTTCAGTGCAGATTTTGTTATAAACGTATATGGCTCCTTATCGTTAACCAGAGTCGTTCGATCATACAGAGGCTTTAGATTAAATGCTTCCTCCGTAACCATCACAACATCCACTTCTGGTTATATAGAGTTATATGGTGACATGAATGTACAATTAAATTCAGGGACACTTGCTGGAACTTCTGAACCTTTACTTCGCCATTTATATGGTAAGTTAAATATTGAAGTTGGTGGAACCGTCGCAATAACAACTCCAGCAGTTGTAAGAACATTGTCATCACATCCTATAGATCTATCGCAAACAGGAGGCAATACAACATCGATACTTAAATACGTTGATGGAGCAGGTATAGCCGTAGTTACTATAAATGTAAAGTCAGCAAGCAGGAATGTAGCTATTGATTCAGCGCCAACCTCCACCAACCAGTTAGTTGCAGCATCCAGATTTAGCAATTAAAAGACAGGAGTGCCTAGGCACTCCTTCTTAATCATAAGCTAAGAGAAATTGAAGATAGAATATCATTCTCTTTAACGGAGCCAATTGTTAAAGAGGCTGCATCTTTTAAATCAACTTCAAGGCGCGTCCAGCTGTAGTAAGACAGCACAGTTGATGATGGCCAGAATTGCATTTTCTTAGAATGACCGTCCTTATAGCTAACATTAACATATATCATTGGGCCATGAATGTAATTATAGGCACTAATATCTTTGTTCGTCTTAAGTATCAGAGCGTCATTATTACTCTCTATGTAAACGGACAATAATTTAGTTTTGCCAGGGATGAGTTCTGAGTCGGTAATAATCTCTTTTGATGAGAGTATAGATGAGTAATCAAAGTTTGATTTGGCTTTATAAATTTTATGCACTCCATAAAACTTACCATAGCCTAAATCAGAATGGAATGTGTCAAACTTTTGACTTGGCGTAAGCATTTTCCCAAAGTAAAAATCAGGAATGGAAAATTCTTTAACACCTTTTTTGAGATCGTCTTGGATAATATTTTGCCTGACCTCATCCTGTAATGATGTCATTGCATATGTTTTTTTCATATCCATATATGATGGAATGTAATATAAAGCAATGATGACTAGCAAACTTAATGATAGTATTTTGCCGTTTTTTGTTTGAAAAATCTCGTTGAGCAAGAAAGATATAGCTATAAGCAAGAATACTAGAGTGCCATTGCCTGATCTAGGCGGATAGGTTGGAGATGCTACCATAATAAGAACGCTGAGTAGAGCGCAAACCATAAAGAATATAGCATGTGTAATGCCATAGCTTTTATTGTCTGTTTTCTTATTGAGGGCATATATGGCGAGAAGGATCGCAAGAAGCAACAAAGAAATCCATAACTGAGAAATCATATCCGGAACCCTATGGTAAAGATGTTCCTTCAGTCTTTCAATGAACGGCGTGTCGTACCAGTAAGTGAAATATTTCGCCCTTTCTTTGTTTCCTGGAGACCCTACTAGCAATAAGTAACCTATACCAGCCGATATGGTATAGGCAACAAACTCTTTTGAGATGCGTTTATTAGTTATGTAATTCCATAATGTCAGATATAGAGGAAAGAGAACAGCCACAAAACCAGTATTTTCATTAGAGCATCCGGCGAATATGCCAACAAGACAGACAAGTGCAGGATTGACACTGGCATCTTTGTTATGCGAATTTTTGCATAGTAGCATTATGAAAAGACAAATGAATATATTGGTCCAGATGTAATTGGCTGAACCAACAACCCAAAATGTTGTTTGCCCAAGATTGGTATTTGATAGCCAGTATGTTAAGTAAACAAAAATACCAATCAAGGCTGTTTGGTATCTCTTTTGCTCGAATAAATAAGAGGAAATTTTAGCGATCAACAAAGACAATATTGGAAGTGCCGCGGCGTTAATCAGTGAGCGGTATGTGTGATTAATACTCAGTAACAGACCACTCACATAATCTGCTACTATGCGTCCACTCCATGTAAAATAGTGCTTAAAATGTGACTCGATTCCAATGCCAGTAATTGCATACGTGTAGTCATCTGAATGCATAGGAGTATGCAAGGATATTACAGACGTCAATACGTACATTACTAATAAAGAAAGTATAGTTGTTATGTTAATAAATCGCATCATTTATGTCCCTTCTTTAGGATGTATTTTGGTCTATTCTTAACCTCAACATAAATTCTACCAATATATTCACCGAGTACGCCTATTCCAATTAGCTGAACACCTCCAAGGAAAAGGATTGCTGTCATAATTGATGGGTATCCAGACACAGGATTTCCCCAGATCAACTTATCTACAACCATCCACGCCGCATAAATAAATGCAAATATAGACACGCCAAGACCTATGTATGTCCATACCCGTAGAGGGAAAGTTGAGAAACTTGTGATGCCTTCTAATGCCAGATTCCAAAGCTTCCAGCCATTGAATTTAGTTTTGCCTGCCACGCGCTCTGCGCGAGCGTACTCGACCACATCAGTTCTCCCGCCAACCCAACTTAGCACGCCCTTCATGAAAAGATTACGTTCTGGCAACAGCTTAATATTCTCTACCACTTCACGAGACATAAGTCGGAAGTCGCCAACGTTCTCTTCAATCTGCGGATTGCTTATTTTGTTGTGAAGTTTATAGAACCACTCAGCAGTCTTGCGCTTCAGTCTTCCATCTGTAGAACGGTCAGAGCGCTTAGCCAGTACCATATCAGCACCTGCCTGCCACTTTTCAATAAGATGAGGAATAACCTCAATCGGATCTTGCAGGTCAACATCAATTGGAATTACAGCATCTCCGGTTGCATGGTCTAACCCTGCAAACAATGCTGGTTCTTTACCAAAGTTGCGTGTAAATGACAGCGGAACAACTAGCGGATCAGAAACAGCCAAAGTGTTAATTATTGACTCCGTAGCGTCTTTGCTTCCATCATTTATGAAAACAATTTCCACTTCATATGGCTTCAACTCTTCGAATTCACGTACCGTTTTATAAAAAATTGGTATCGCTTCTTCTTCATTGAAGACAGGAACGACCAGAGATATCTTCATTATTTCGCATCCCTAAAGACAATGAACTTTGAATAGACGAAACCGCACACCAGGCTGATGGCGGAGAAGGTGACAAGAGTGACAATTGGAGGAAGTGAACATCTATCAGCAGCCCACCCGACGACAACACTCAAGGTTCCCATGAATCCCACGTATAACAAGTAACGCATCGTTGTAGTCGATGCTTTGAATGTGAATTTTGCATTCGCGAAGAAGCTAAAGCTTACAGCTACTATGAAACCTGCGAAGTTCGCCATAGCTTGATTTGTATGCGCTGCATAGATACAAACACCAAAAACCACCCAGTGTATAAGGGTGTTCAGCACACCAATCGTGGTGTACTTTGCAAATAGCTTTAACATTTATTTAATCAATGAGTTCTGAAAGGCATGAAGTCTATCATCCAAGTCTCAATCGATCGATGACTTGCGGTAGTTGATGAGGAAAAACTCTGGTACACAAAGCTTTGCACTTGATTGCAAGGCTTTGTGCTTATCTGGAGTGCTACATGTTTTTATGACAAAAAATTAGCGCACGAAGACAAAAAATCACCTTGCGCTAATGCTCTGTTGTAGGTCACTAATACTATCTAAGTAGTTGATTCATAGTGACTGTATATGTTGTGTTTTGCAATATTATGTAGTCTATTATTTATACCAAAGTAGTTATAACACATTGATATTAGTGATTTTTACTGTTTCACATTCAGCTTTTTTATACTAACTTGAGCGAAACGGGAAGGTAAAAAGACAAAAAGTTGTTTTTAATACCTTTAAGTGATACCAGATGGCATTGCGCCATCTGGCAGAGTGATTAACTAAACATCGCAGTAATCGAGGCGCTTGCCAG